CCCTACGACGGAGCGGTAGGGCGGGCACCGCCCGCCGGCTCTTCCCGCGCCGAACGCCGAAACTTCTCATTGCCGAGCCTGTTCCATGAATCCCAAACCCAACGCACTCCCCTGGCTGTGGCTGTCCGTCACCGTCATCGCGCTCGACCAGTTGAGCAAGTGGTGGGCGATCCGCGCCCTGCAGCCGATGGGCCTGCCGCATGAAGTGATCCCCGGCTTCCTGAACTGGACGCTGGCGTTCAACACGGGCGCCGCCTTCAGTTTCCTTGCCGATGGCGCAGGCTGGCAGCGCTGGTTTTTCGTGGTGCTGGCGGTGGCGATCAGCGTGGTGCTGATGGTCTGGCTGGCGCGCACGCCGCGCCGCGACTGGCGCACCGCCTTGCCGCTGGCCTTCATCATCGGCGGCGCGATCGGCAACCTGGTCGACCGCCTGCACGCGTCGCAAGTCACCGACTTCATCCACGTGTACTTTCGCCAGTGGAACTATCCGGTGTTCAACCTGGCCGACTGCGCCATCACGGTCGGCGCGGTGATGCTGGTGGTATTCGGTCTGTTCGCCGACAAGCCCGCAGACAGCGTGCGATAATCCAGACCCGTGCGCAGGAGCCCGCTTGCGGGCGATGCCCTTCGAGTGGAAAGCATCGCCCGCAAGCGGGCTCCTACGGAATTCCATATCGAGGTCGTCTTGGACATCCTGCTCGCCAACCCCCGCGGCTTCTGTGCCGGCGTGGATCGCGCCATCGCCATCGTCGAACGCGCACTGGAATCCTACGGCGCGCCGATCTACGTGCGGCACGAAGTGGTGCACAACCGTTACGTGGTCGACAAGCTGCGCGCCGACGGTGCGGTGTTCGTGGAGGAGCTGCACGAGGTGCCCGACGGCGCCACCGTGATCTTCAGCGCGCATGGCGTGTCGCAGGCGGTGCGCGAGGAGGCTGCACAGCGGCAGCTGAAGGTGTTCGACGCCACCTGTCCGCTGGTGACCAAGGTGCACATGGAGGTGGCGCGACTGGGCCGGATCGGCCGCAGCGTGGTGCTGATCGGCCATGCCGGCCACCCGGAGGTCGAGGGNACGATGGGGCAGTGGAACCCGGCCAACCCCGGGCAGATCCTGCTGGTGGAGTCGCTGGAGGATGTCGCCACGCTGGTGCCGAAATTCCCGCACGCGCTGTCCTACGTCACCCAGACCACACTGTCGGTGGACGACACCAAGGCGATCATCGAGGCCCTGCGCGCGAAATTCCCGAGCATCGAGGGGCCGCGCAAGGACGACATCTGCTACGCCACGCAGAACCGCCAGGACGCCGTGCGCAGGCTCGCCGACTCGGTGGACCTGATGCTGGTGGTCGGCTCGGTCAACAGCTCCAACTCCAACCGCCTGCGCGAGCTGGCCGCGAAACAGGGTGTGCCCTCCTACCTGATCGACGGCGCCGAACACATCGAGCGCCACTGGCTCGACGGCGTGCAGCGCATCGGCCTGACCGCCGGCGCCTCCGCGCCGGAGAAACTGGTGCGCGACGTGATCGCCCGCCTGCAGTCGTGGGGCGCGGGCGCCGTGCGCGAGCTGGACGGCGAGCCGGAAAGCATCACCTTCGCCCTGCCCAGGGAACTGCGCGTGGTCGGTACCAGCGGCTCGGCCAGCTTCTGACGGCGTCACCGCAGGACACATCCGGTTGTCACGATGAGTGCCGGCGAACCCAATGCTAGTAGGAGCGCNCCCTGTGCGCCCCTACAAAACAAGGCAAGGTCGTAGGGCGGGCACTGCCCGCCGCTTTGCCGCGAACACGCAAGGGTCGGCGGGCAGTGCCCGCCCTACGCGGTTGCGCGGCAACCGCGGGCACCGTAAAATCCTCGGCTCTTTGCCGGAATAGCTCAGTTGGTAGAGCGGCGCATTCGTAATCGCGACGCGGCTGTCGCGGTGGCGGAGGCAGAAGGCATGCGGTACAAGGCTTTAGGGCCGCCAGCGGTCCGATGGTGAGGTAGCGCGGACACGGTTTGAACAAGTTTCGCCGGAGTAGCTCAGTTGGTAGAGCACGTCATTCGTAATGATGGGGTCGTAGGTTCGATTCCTATCTCCGGCACCAATGAGACAAGAAGGGCAGCCCACGGGCTGCCCTTCTTGCTTGCGGCCGTTACGCCGCCCGCTTCCTGTTGCTCGCCAAGGAGCACTCGAAGTCGACGGTTCGCGCCTGGGCGTACTCCTCGCGGGCGCGCCTCACCAGCTCCGCCACCTGCGCCTCACCGGCACCGCGCAGCTTGCCCTCGGCCAGTCGCTTGGCGTACTCCATCACGGTCAGCGAGAGCCACTCCTCGCCGAACAGTTCGCGCAGGTCGAGGTAGGCGTCGAGCGACTTGAACGGGCAGCCCTGGCCGAGTTCGAGTCCCCCGTCCTCGAAGTTCGGGTTGCTCGGATCGTTGTACGACTCGAACAGCCTGTCGTGGCCGACCAGCCCGTCGATGGCTTCGTACAGTCCGTCGGCGTCGAAGTGCTCGCGTCCTCCGCGCTCCCGCATTGCAGTTTCGGCCGCGATAGCGCGGACGCCGGATGCGTGTTCCATCTCCAGTCCGACCAGCTCGATCTCGTACAGGTTGGAGTTCATGACGTTCTCGTAGACCAGCTTGGCGATGTTGTTGGTGTTTGCCATGATGTCTTTCTCCTAGATGTTGGTTTCAGTGGTTGAGGCAGCCAGCTCGGTGCGCAGCTTGACGAGGTCGATGGCCTTGCTCGCTTCGCTCAGGAGCACTTCCAGCGCATTGAAGTCCGGCGATTCCGCAGCGGCGACCTCGTCGATGCGGTCGGCGATGGACAGCAGCAGCTGGTAGTCGCCCCTGTCGAGGTTCGTGCGGCATGCGCGGAGGTGGAGGCGGACCGGCACGGTTCCGCGGAGGTAGCGCCGGGCGCTTCCGACTTCGTTCTTTGCGGTCATGTTGGTCATCTCCTCACGCGGCCTTCTTCTCGGGCTTGCCGTCGGCGAACTTGAAGCAGTCGTAGGCGGCTCGCGCGTTGTTCCAGGCGCGACGTGAGGCTGCGTCGGCCCTTTCCTTGCTCATGCCGTCGAATGCGATCAGGTAGTCGCGTAGCGCGAGGCGCGGCCAGTCGTCCAGTCCGTATGCCTTTGCCAGCGCGATGCAGGTCTCGGCCCGGTCGTTGGACTCGTCGCCCTCGTCCTGGCCGCTGAAGGCGGACTCTTCGCCGACGTCCTCGATGATCGCCTCGAACAGCGACCCCGCGCCCTCTCCGTCGTAGTTGATGTCCTCGGGCAGTCCGCCGGACAGGCGCTTCCAGGCCGACACCACCCAGACGGCGTCGCCTGAGGCGAACCCGTTCCTGTTCTCCGTCAGGTGGTGGCGCGCCAGCTCATAGATGCCCGGCACGCGGGCCTCGCTTTCGTTGTTGGTACTCATGGTTACTGCTCCTCTAATCGTCGGTTGATGGGAGCCGGGCGTCCCCGGCTGACCCGCTGTCATCGCGATGGGATGCAGTATCGGAAGCCCGTCAATGGCAGTAACCCATGATTTGTTGAAACTGTCGTTTGCCCAGCAAATCTCGGGAATAATGATTGACACCGCAGGGGGCTACTGACAGGCCGTCGGGGGCATGGCATATCTGCGCGGGGCACATTCACAGAGGGGGAAGCCTATGAGGTGGTTTGGGGTATTTATCGTGGCGCTGCTTTTGACGACTGCATCGGGGCTGGCGTCGGCGAAGAAGGCGCCGCTCACGGAGGAGGACCGCACGGTCGTGCAGGTGTTCGAGGTGCCCGGCTACACGAAGGATCAGGTGTACAGCGCTGCGAGGATGTGGATCGCGGAGAACTTCAAGTCGGCGAAGGCCGTCATCGAGTACGAGAACAGGGACGAGGGGACGATCATCGGGAACGGGATCATCAACTATCCCTGCGGAGGCGCGTTCTCCTGCATGGCGAAAGCGGACTGGACCGTTCCCTTCACCATGCGCGTGGAGTCCAAGGACGGCAGATTCCGACTGACTTTCACCAACGTCCATCTCGCGTGGCCCGCGAGCTACGGGTCCGGCATAGTGACGCCAGCGCACGACGGCCCAGTAAACCAGCGCTCGGACATGGAGAAGATCGGGCCCGAACTGTTGAAGCTAGGGGAAAGAATCCAAGCGAGCATGGGCAACGCTGCGGACTCCGACGATTGGTAGCCGCCTGATCCATAGTCGGCGCGCTGAACTCCACAAGCGCATGAAAGGAAAGGGCCACCGTGACGGTGGCCCTTTTTCATACACGACGGGAGAACGGCGTCAGACGGGAGCGCGATCGACCAGCGCCTTGGCGAGTGTCAGCACAACCTCATCGGGGAAGTCGGCCCTCATGCAGTTGAAGGCCCAGCAGACCACGCGCACGTTGCCGGGCACGTACCCCTTTGAACAGTCCAGCCGGTCGATGCTTGGCGTCCACGGGTTTGCTTTGCTGGCTCCCTCGTGCTCCCAATGGAGTGGCAGACCCGTTGCAGAGCAAACCATCGGGGCCAGCATCGCCGCGACACACTCAAGCGACAGGGCGAAGGTCAAGCTGCGCTTCTTGGCGTTCTGCTTGCACTTCTGAAGCAAGCGCTTTGCGGGATATTCGATTGCCCAGCGCCGCAGTGACTCGGCATTCTTCTCGGGGTTATCGGCCTTCCAGCGCCGACTCGCCTCTCTGATCCTTTCCCTGTTCGCATCGCCGTTCTCGGCATACCAGCGTCGGGCAGAACTCCGCTCGACCTCAACCCATTTAGCACCATGACGGCGAAACTTCGCTCGGTAGCTCTTGAGCGTCGAGTTACCGGGCCTGCGACCCATGTCGGCTGCGCATAGCTCTGCGAGCTCATTCAGGTCCTCGACGCCTGCAGCCATGTGGCGAGTCGCTACCTGCATCAGTGATGCCATCTCGTCCTCTCGATCCTATTTCCTGACGCGCTCATGCTGTCGCGTCGTCCTCTTGGGCGACGCCGTCGGTCGCCGTGCTTCGCTGCCTCGGCGGGACCTCGATGCCCTGCTTGCGCATCTGGTTCGCATACCAGCGCACAGACTTCGCTGTGGCCTGCGCGCCCGTGATCCGTCGATTTACCTCGGCGGCGATGCCGGCGTGGGGTGTGCCTGCCGGGTCCATGAGGAGCTGCCGAGCGAGTGCTCCCACGCCTTTACCTCGGGACGCTTTCTCGGTCGCGGTCTCGGGGATCAGGTCTATGGTCTTGGTGACCTCGGGCGCTTCGGCGACGTCGGCCTTCGGCTCTGCGCGCTTCGCGGTCGCCTTGGGCTTCTTCGGCTGCCCGGACGAGCTCAGGTCGATGTTCTTGTCGGCCGCGATCTGCTCGATGCGCGCGACGAGCTTGGCTCGGGTGCTGAACGTCTTGGGACCTGCGGCTTTGTCGGCGATGCGGTTGTGCAGGTCCAGCAGTTCCTTGGTGGGCATCTCTTCCAGCTTCATGGCTTCGCTCCTCACACGTTCCAGATGACTTCGGCGAGCTCCGCGGAGCTCGGGAGCTCGTAGAACTCGGTGAGCTTCCTGCGGCCGTCCTTCGTGATGCCGACGAGCGGGGATTCGTCACCCCGCAGTGGGTGCTCGTAGAAGTCGATCTCGCCGACCCGACCGATGAGTGTCGGATTCATGGCGAGGAACCGGGTCGCGTTATCGGTGCTGGGCTTGTAGGTCATGGGTTTCTCCGGGTTGTTGGGTCCGCAGGGCCATTTGGTCGCGGTTCCCTCGATCCGGGAGCCCCCTGGAGGCTGTTTTCAGGCCATCTAACTGGCTGTCGGGATGCCCTGGTCCCTAAGCCCATGAAAAAGAAGGGATGCCCGTCAGGACATCCCTCCGAAACACGGCCGGACCACCATGTCTTCCGGGCACCCTGGCCCGACCGGGTTTGCTCGGGTCAGGCCGGGAGGAAGGCCAGGTGCGCCATCCCCGACCCCAGGGCGTCCGCCCTGCGCTTGGTCTCCCGGTCCACGTACAGGTCCAGCGCGCGGCAGTACGGCTGTCCGGCCAGTGCCGCGGCCTCGTCGAACTGCTCGGAGCCGACGGCCACGCCGTTGCGGGCGGCGGCGGCTTCAAGCTCGGGGAACGGGTCGCACCTGTGCTGGATCGCCGCGACCAGGGCCGCGAGTGCCAGCATCGCCGGGTGGCACGGTGGGTAGTGGGCGCGTCGGTCAGTCATCGCCGTCGCCCCCGATCAGGTCGTGGTCGATCTCCTGCTCGCGCATGGCGAGCTGCACCGAGCTGAGCGGGTTCGACTTGCCGGAGTTCCAGGCCCGGATGGCGACCAGGATGCCCTGGAGGCGCGCGTCGCCCAGCTTGATGTACTCCTGGACCTTCAGGAAGTCGTCCTGCTTCATCGCCGACGCCAGCTCCACCGGGCCGACCGGGCGGTCCTTGCTGGGCATGCGGTCGATCAGGGACAGCACGGCCGAGGCAAGGGCGACGTTGCGCGTGCCGACGGCGACCTGGGCCATGTGGCCGAGCTCGGCCGGGCCGGCGTGCTGGAGCTGCTGGAGGTACTCGGTTCGCTTGGGGTCGCCCAGGGCCGCGCGGGCCAGGACCTTCGCCGGGGAGTCGTAGAACTGGCGCTGGCCGATCAGCTGGGCGTGCGGGGCGCCCGCGTCCTTGAGGATCTTGTCCAGCTCGGCCTTGGAGTTGTCCTTGATCTCGCGGACGGTGGCGATGGTCTCGTGCTCGGCAAAGCGGGCGACGTCAGCCCCGCCGATGCCGGGGGCGCTCTTCCAGCGCGCGGCGATCTGCTGCTTGCGGGTCGCGATGTCCTTGTTCAGCCGCTCGAGCGTAGAGAGGGTGCGCTTGTGCAGCAGGTCCAGGGTCGAGGCAAGCTCGCCGATCTGCTGGGTGCTGAGGAGAGGGGTGTCGCTGAGGGTGATCTTCATGGCTCGTTGGCTCCTGTGAGGTTGGTCCTCCGGTCGCCTGTCACGAGCGCATCCCCAGCCGTGGGGTGGTCTGCGCGCCAATGCGCTGACCGGATGCCTGCAATGTGTCGCGGAGCGTTGGGCGCGAACGCCATCGTTTCCCGGACGTGTTTCCCTCGAAGCTGCCGCCGTCACTGCGGCTTGCGAATCATGGGCTTGGCATCGCGCCGCCCACTGATGGAATGTCAGGCGTCCTTGGCTGGCGCGCTGCCCAGGCCGCCGCACTCCTCGCACATGCGCACGCGCACCACGTCGTCGGAGAAGGTGAAGCGGGCGCAGCACATGCAGCGGAGCCAGCCGATGCGGCGCACCACCTTGGGCGGTCCCTCGTTGAGGTCCAGCACCTCGGCGCGCCGGGTGCCGCCGTCGCAAGGCCAGCGGGCTGGCTCGACCAGTGCCCTGGCGATGCGCCTGTCCTCGGGCCTCAGTTCGCGCCGGCCCGGCGTGGCGCCGAGCCATCGGTAGCTCGGGTGCCTGGGGTCGTGGCAGCGCGCCGTCACGGCGCTGTACCCGATCCCCACGGCTGCCGCGGCCGACCTGGCGGAGGGGTATCGCACCCCGTCCACCTCGACGGCGACCGCGTGCCCGTTAGTGCCCGCGGTTGACGCTGCCATGCTCACGCCGCCCCTCGTACTCCTGCGACATGCGCTCCCACTCGTCCGCGTCCATGCGCGGCACCGGGCCGATGCAGGTCATCTCGCTGCGGCGGGCAAGTGCGTCGCGCCCGCCCATCGCCTCGACCGCGTCGGGCGCGGTGCCCTGGATCGCGCCCAGCATGGCGTCGATCTGCTCGGCCTTGTGCAGCGCCTCGGCGACGCTCAGGTTCTCACTCATCGTCATGGTCCTCGTCGTGCGGCCGCGCCGCGTTGTACTTGGAGAGCAGCGCCACCAGCTGGGCGCGCTCGTCGGCGGGCATCGCCAGCAGGGCGTCGGCCGACAGCCCCGTGTCCTCGACCTTGACGCGCAGCCTGTCCGCCATCTGCTCGCCGTAGCGGAACTTGAGCAGCACCTCCAGGAGCCTGTCGCTGTGCTTCCTGACGGTGAGCAGTCGTTCCTCGCCGGTCGTCGGGTCCGCTGTGGTGGCGAGGCGTCCCTGGTGGATCACGGGCTCGTCGTAGCCGATCGCCGCGCGCCTGTACGCCTCGTCCAGAAGCGCGTCCAGGGCGACCTCAATGGCCTTCTCCCAACGGGTGCGGAACTCGATGTCGTTGGCCTTGTGGTAGAAGGCCGTCTGCCTGCTGATGCCCGCCGCTGCCGCGGCCTGCTTGGGCGAGCACGTGTCCTCCAGCACCTGGAAGAACAGCTCGCGCCGCTCGGGCGTAAAGGTGTTCGGGATGGAAAGCACAGCTGCGGTCTCCGGGGCGAAAAGTGGCTTACGTCGTGATGGTGTCGTGCTTACGCGCGCAGGCATGCCATCGTTCAAGCAGTCGGATCAACGGCTTGGATGGCGTCGGCCATCCGATGCCTGATTAGGTGGCGCGCTTCGGCGGTGATCGCTCGGCCTGTTCGCCTCGCGCGCGAGGGACAGGAAGCACACGGTCGGAAGGACGATCCGGCCGCGTTCCCGCGTAGATCGCCACGCCCGACGCGCTCGGCCAGGCTCAGGTCACACCATTGAGGGACAACGGCGTCACGGAATGCTGTCCGTGCTGCCGAGGTCAGTCCGTGCTCCGAAAAGCCTTGTTTTCATTACCTTTTCTTATTCTTCATAGACTTCACAGACTAAAAATAAGATCAGGTAAGAAACAGTCTCGAAAACTAAATGCCCAAAAGGTAAATGCCGGGCCGGGCTATTTAGCATTTAGGCGTTTAGTTCCGGGCTCGTTTCTCGGCCGAACGCGAAAAGAGCTTGTGTGCTCGGTCGTTCGTGCCTCGGTTCGGTAAGCGCATGATCCGCAAAGACAAAACGGCCGACCCACCGTCACGGAGGGTCGGCCGATGCTCGGACCGTGGCCGAGATTGCCCTCAGCCGCGGCCCACGCGCTTCGCCCAGATGGCACGCGCGTCGGCCAGCTTGGGCAGCACCCAGCGCCAGGTCTTGCGGCCGTCGTGGGTGACGACCTGCCTGTCGCCGAACCCTGCCTTCTTCTTGATGACCATGCCGAGGCCCGCCTTCGTCTTCGGCCTGACGCCGAGCATCCTGGCGTGCACGACGTAGTCCGCGTGGAGCTCGTCCTTGTCCACCTCGACGGCCTCAGTGTCCCAGGGCAGGTCGCCCAGGAAGTTGGGCAGGCGCCCGGCCTCCAGGAGGCCGTCCCACCAGGACTCCTCGGGACCCTGGCTCATGAGCTTCTGCTCGGCCAGGGCCTCGGTCTGCGGGACGCTGTCGCGCGGGTGCCAGTCGCCCAGGTCTCGGGCCAGCATGTCGTGCAGCAGGCCCGCGAGGCCGCCCTCGTCGAGCTGGCGGTTGAGCGCGAGGAAGAACTCCCTGTCGCCGCGCCGCCGCTCGTTGACGTTGAACACCGCGAACCTGCGCTCGCCGTCCATGCCGGCAGGGACCACCCACTCGTTGTTGGACGCCATGACGATGTGCACGTGGTTCCTGCCAGTCACCGCGTCGCGGCCCTTGCCCTCGTAGGTGAGGGTGGGCTCCGTGACGAGCTGCTTCAGCACGGCCTCGCCCGCCTTGTCGCCGGCCCAGAACGCCTCGTCGGCGAACAGGCAGACGCAGTTCTGCAGGTGCGAGTTGAAGCGGCCGACAAGGTGGCCGGGCGAGCTGATGTGCAGGCCGCTAGCGCCCGAGAGCTTGAACAGCGCGCGGCCGAGCGTGCCCTTGCCGGTGCCCTTCGCGCCCTTGAAGGCGATGGCGACCTCCGCGACCTTCTCGGGGTGCTGGAACATGAAGGCCATCCAGTTCAGCACGTACTCGAACGAGGTGGCGTCGCCGTCGGTGAGCACGTCGCGGATGAGCTCGCGCAGCAGTGACCAGTCGCCCGGCCTCGGCTCGACGGACCAGCCCTTCCACATGTTGAGCCAGCCCTCGTGCTCCTGCTCGCGCGCCGGGTCGAAGATGATGCCCTTATAGGTGCGGCGGTGCGGACTCCTGAGCCAGAGGTCTGCCCTGCTCATCAGCTTGTCGTTGTGCTCGACGAGTTGGTTCTCGTAGGCCGATCGGAAGTCGCTCTTGGAGAGGCGCTGGTAGCGCACGCGTCGGTCGAATATCGGGTCCGGCTCCTCGGTGACGACCTGGAACCCGTTGTCCAGCGCGACGTAGTGCCGGGCGTTCATCTCCTCGATGACGGCCGCGATGCCCTCGGCCCTCGGCGGCTCGCGCAGCGCCGCGTCGTCCACGCCGCGCCCCAGGTCCTCGGGGTCCTCCCACGCGTCGAAGTCGTCCTCCGCCTCGGGGCGCGCGACCTGGCCGCCCGCGTCCTGCACGACCTTGTGCAGGAACTTCACGGTCACGGGGCGGCCCCGCCGCCCCCCGGTCGGGTTGGCGTGCAGAGAGTCCCACCGGCGGCCGATCGTCCAGGCGTCGTCCGAGTAGCGCGGGTCCTGCGTGGACCAGTCGATGAACTCCTGCCGCCCCTCGCCGTTCGTGGCGTGGTGGCAGGCCATCATCAGCGGCAGCCACTGCGAGTCGTGGTCCTGGAAGTCGCACGGGTCCAGGTGCTCCAGCGACGCGGCCAGCATCTCGGGCGTGAGCTCCCCGAGCCCTGCCGCCTCGCCGTGGGCCCGCACGGGGCGGCGCGTCAGGCGCAGCAGCGTGGCGGGCAGCTCCGGGGCGTCGTCCAGGTCGGGCGACAGGTCGTCCCACTCGTACCGTCGCCCGCACGGGTGCACGGAGCCCGCGGCGACGACCTGGCGGCCGTGGCTCTTGAACTCCACGCCGGGGTAGTCCTCCAGGCTGTCGAGCATCTGCACGTCGGCGGGCTTGGTGAACCAGTAGTGGTGCCCGCCCGAGCCCGTCACGGTGTGCGGTGCCTGCGCGAGGTCGATCCGCGCGTCGCGCACCAGCTCGGCCAGCGGGTCGCGGCCCTCGGGGAAGTTGCGGGGGTCCACGTCGAGCACGAGCCACCCCGACGACAGGCGCACGCCGACGTTCGAGCCCTCGCGGGTCGCGCGGGCGACCACGGCGCGGGAGTCGTAGTCCCTCGACTGCCAGGCGCCATCGCGCGGCGACTTCCCCCGCTGCCTGCCGCGCGAGTCGGTGGCATCGTGCCTGTGCAGCGGGATCAGCGTCAGGCCGGCGCGGAGGTACGGTCCGACGTTGTGCTCAAACGATGGCTTATCCGAGGGACGACGGGCGGCATCATTGATCCCGTGAGCTCTGGCAGGCTCCGTCTCCCGGTCGGTTGTAACCTTGCGCCCACGGTCTAGCACGCCGTGGGCGTTTTCTTGTGCGGCCATCGGTCAGCCCTCCGCGTTGGCGGTGCGGGCGGCGAGCATCGCCGTCGCGGCGCGCCGGACGCCTTCGCCCATCGGCTGGCCCTTCGCGTAGTCGCGCAGGTCGCCCAGCTTGTAGCGGATCAGCTTCGGCCCGACGCGGGTGAACGCCGGCCCGCCGCCCTGACAGCGATACCAGGCCAACGTCCCATACTTCAGGCGCAGGAAGGCCGCCGCCTCCTGGGCGGTCAGCAGCGAGTCGTCGGGGAGTGCGTGGAGCTCGGCGAGCTCCGCGGGGGAGAACTTCTTGGGTTCGTAGGCCATCTTCTGGACTCCGTGCAGGTGCGATCCCCGCGCGGCGACGTGCCGTGCGGGGACTGCCTGCTATGCGTCGCAGAGATGGACCCGTTTGCTCCCCTCAGTCGGCGGGGCGGGTCTCGGCTTATTTAGGCCGCCGAAGGCCTGGCGTCGGCGGCTGGTAGCGCCGACGAGTCAAATAATGCCCGAGGTGTTCTCGCGCTGATACCAACATTGCGCCCGGGCTCCCTGGTGAGTCCGTGTCGTCCAGTTCGGTCCGGACTGCTCGGCATTAGGCTATGCGGCCCCGGACGTGATATGGGCCACCTGGTGAGGCCGTGCGGCTATTCCTTGAGCCTCGGCGGCCACCGTCCGGGTTCGTGCTCGAGGCCGAGCTGTTCGAGGATGTATCGCGACGCCGTCTCTTGGTGCTTGCGCAGGTGCTCGGGTCCAACGTGGATGTAGCCCATCGTGACGTTGCTCGCCGCGTGGTTGAGCAGGTACTTCAGCTCAAGCAGCGGGACGCCCGCCTGCACGGCCAGCGTGGCGAACGTGTGCCGCAGGGCGTGACCCGTGAGGCCGTCCAGCTCGTGCTGCGCGACCTCGGCGACGTGGCCGCTCTCGCTGTCGGCGGGGAACAGCCACTGCGCGCCGCGCTGCACCCGTGGGTTCTCCTTCAGCCGGTGGCCGAACAGGTCGGCGAGTGGCCCGGACAGTGGTAGGTCGAATGCGCGGGACGAGCCACCCTTGGGCTTCGGGACGTGCAGGAGCTTCGACGTCAGGTCGAGGTCCGCGGCCCGTGCCTCGCACGCCGCGCCCCGGCGCATGCCCGTCATCATCATGAACAGGTGCAGGTCGCGTCGCACGGGGTGGAGCCTCAGCACCGCCTCGCCCCACGCCCTCAGCTTGTTGCCGTTGGCGTCCACCTTGCGGCGGCGCAGCCCGTGGTAGTCCACGTTCCCGCAGGGGTTCGGCGGCAGCTCGGGGTGCTCGCGCAGCCCGCGGTTGTACACGGCGCGGAAGATGCGGAAGACGTTGTCTGCCGACGGGGCGCCGTGCTTCTCGGTGATCCTGCGGTGACGCTCGCGCGCGGCGGCGCGGTCTGCGCCCAGCTCGGCCAGCGGCCTGTCGAGCCAGTCGGCGACGTACTGCTCCAGGTTGTAGCGGTAGCCGTCCTTGGTGCGGTCGGCCAGCCGCTTCGCCGCGAGGTGCAGTTCCAGCGCCTCGCGCAGTGTGATGCCACGCGCACGCGCCCTGCGTCGCTCCTCGTTCGGGTTGGTGCCGCCGCGCATCCCGACGAGGGTGGTTCGTGCCGCGTCGCGCGCCTGCTTGGCGTCCATCGCCGGGTGGTCGCCCAGCTTCGTGCGCACCTGCTT